CACCAAGTTCCTTAAAAGCATTATTCAAAATCTCTTGAATGGTCATGCCGTTACATCCCCTTACATCACACTACTTGTACTGCCCACAATTGCCCTCGGTCTCGCCTTAAGGCTTTCCTGTAGGGTCCCCACAGGCTTTTTAGACCTACGCCACCCATAACCTAGCTGCCACCCGCCCTCATTTATGTCCTCGGCTCTTCTTAAGCCTACCCAGCTAGGGCGCTTTTCTTACGCGATCAACCCTTTTTCTTGAAGACGGGCTTCGACTTCTGCCATACGCGCTTGAAGATTTTTGATGACGTACAGCAACGTGACGGCCTCTGCCAACGTTGACAAGCCATACGGAGTAGTCGTGGTCAGCGCCGACAACGCATAATCAGGCGTACCAGCCGCATCCGTAATGGTGATCGCGGTGAGTTGGGTGGTCAGTGCCGCACCCTGGTCCACCGGCGATGAGCCATGAAACGCCACGAGTGATGTGGTGGCTTTTCCGAGCACAGCCCCATCAGGGGATTCGTGCCCGAGATACTCTTTGGTTGACGTGCTTGTTGAATTGATACTCATAGTTTTCCCTTCTTTCTCTAATTAGATATTGCCCAAGATCCGGCACGCCAGATCAGGATACGTCGCTTTCCATCCGTACAGCACATCGAGACGCACGATTTCCTGGTCATTGGTGATGTCGAAGTCTTTCACCAACCGAATGCTCATTCCTTGATACTCGACCGTCTCACTCCACGGCACACCTTCCGGTGCCTGGATTGGAACCGTCACGAGCGCAAACGCATTCCGCTGGAACGCGAGATTCGCCTGATGATTCCCAACGAGCGTCACCACATTGGAACCAGTCGTCGGAAGAGCCGACACATTCTGATACGCACCTGTGGCATACATGGTGGGAGAGATCGGAACCGATGTAGCCGTGGTCACAGAAGTCGTTGCCGTCACCACAAACTGAGCCGCATACCCAAGATCAGTCTTGCTGATAGGATTCACCGCATTGCAAACCGCAAAAGTGATGATATCCCCTTTGACCAACGTCCCGTTTCCACCCGCCGTCAAACTGACTGACGACGCCCCAGCCGCAGGATTCGACGCCAGCGTAATCGTAGTCGCCGTTCCTTTGGTATGGGTTGGCACATTCTGGGACTCAAATAAATCAAATCCCACGAGACGCCCAACAGACGCCTCTTTGGTGATATCCTCAACCAGAGATGGCTGGAAGACATTCGCTGTGAGGGATAGCAACAGCGCATTCGTCGCAGCCGGGCTCAAAGCAGCAAAGCGGTCATTCAGCATGACCGAGAATTCCGTCATTTTCTGCTTCGTATCGAGCATTGAAGCAAATTCGACAGACCCACCAGCCACCCCAGAGGCGTTGTAGACCTCTTTGTAGAGGGCCGCGCCGTCCATGTCCACTTGGTTCGCCAGCACAATGCAGGCGGGTTTGACATACCGCTCGACGTACTCATCAATCGAGAGTGTCAGGTCCTTACTATTCCACGCCCACCCGACATGCTTCCTCTTGTCAATGGTGATCGTATCAGAACTTTCCGTCACGTCTTGAAGCGCAAGAGTCGCTCCATCCGTCGCGGAGAACTTCACCGGCTTCCGGTAGGAGATGGTATCCCCCACCTTCACGCCGAAATCATTTTTGAACTGCTTATTCGCCAACCGAGCGAACACCAGATTATTCACTAACTGGAGCGCGGCTTCTTTGGCGATAATTGCAGGGGTGATAATTGTATTAGCCATTTACTGTCCCTTTATCGCTTGGTTTTCCCTCGCCATGCAAAGCGATGTTCATTCGCTTTCGCATATTCATCCATATCCATCTTCTCAAGTTCTTTGGTCACGACTTCGTTACCACCTGAGACGTTCTGGAGGGGCTTAGGAGCTTGTGTAATAACTTTTGGAGTCGGAGGGGTCAATCGTTCCTCCATCCTCCCGATTTCAAGCGCCACTTCAAACGGGGACAACTGGTTCAATCGAGACGTAATCTCAGGGTTCTTCGCTAAGAAATAGGCAATCTGTGGCCCTTTGGTCGAATGCAGAATCGCCTCAACCACAGGCTCAGATTGCACAAACGTCGGACTCGTAATGAGTGCATCAAAGTCCGGTGTTTCTTTCTTAAAGGTTTCAGCCGAAGAAAAGAATTTCTGGGTCCGTTCCTGTACCGTCTGAACCTGTTTGGCTTCAGACTGCATCAAACGAACAGCCTGTTTGACTTGGTGGTCTACCGAGGCTTTGACAAAATCCCCGTAGTCCGTAAAGTCGTCCACCTTGGGCTCAACATCAAGAGGCTTTGGAGTTGTGACGGCTGGCTGGTCAGTAGTTGACTGCCCCGTCTTCTCCAGCGCAATCTTCTTGTAGAAATCACGCTCCCGAACAGCATCATCAGCGAGTCGTTTTTGCTCTTCTCGCTGTGCCGTCAGTTCAGAAAATCTCTTGGTCGCCCACTCTGGCGTTCCTTCTTTTGGCTCCTGGACAACTGTCTCTTGAATCGGTGATGCAACAACTTGCTCCGTTTGCTGTGGTGCTTCCTCTGTGGAAGTGGCCTGGCTTCCAAGAACTTGTACGGCCTCCGCGCCCGTCTTCTCAACGGTGTTAGTGGTCTGGGTCTGACTCACGAGTATTCCCCTTTATGCCTCGATAACAGTCGAGTTCTGTAAATAACTTGGTCTTAGCTCCGTGGCGAACCTTTACGTTTGCTGAAACTGCCTTCGGTGTTCTCAACTTTCTGCATCGGTTCCGGCTGTCGATCCATGCCAGCGCCTTTCGGTCTGACCTGAGCCTTCGAGACTTCCCGCTCATTCATCGGCTGCGCCTCGTCAGTCTTAATCTTCATCTCGTCTTCACCTCCC